ACTAAAACGCGGCGCAATGGAATTCGATATTTCCCTAGCCATCGGCCGCCCCGACGTCGCCCCCGAAAGCCCCGTAACCCTACAAGGATTCAAGCCCGAAATCGACGCAGAGAAATGGGTCGGAAAAGAAACCGTCCACACCCTCGACGGCAACGGACTGACGACCGCCGTCAAACTCCAAAGCCTGATCGACGTACCGATTGTCCTCTACGAAGGCGAAGTCAGCCCAAACTTTGCCGCCGCAGTTTCCAAACCCTGACCAAAACAAAAGGTCGTCTGAAAAAATCAGACGACCTTGTTTATCCATAGCCAACATCAAGACGGCACATCCTTAATCTGCTCGTCAATCAGCTTCTTCAGCTCATAGCGTTTATCATCCGCCACAATCAGGCGTGTCAATTCATCATTGGCAAACAGAAGAACCTTCATACTCTTATGCGACGTGCGTAGAGCCTCCAGCCTGACCGTAGAAGCGATTTTATGGCTGGCCGCAATAATACCAAGTTCCGCCAGACCGCTGCTGGATTCGATTTTGGACACAAACGCCAAAAAATCATTCTTATCGACAGGAGCGGAAGGACGGTTTTTTGCCTCCACAAAAATATACTTGCCGAATTTAGCTAAAAACGCATCATCAATATCATTGCGTAAAATCAAATCCACTTCCGAAGTCGCATCCGTTACCCGTTTCCGAATAAACTGAAAACCGATCTGTCCGAAAAGATTGACAAGGAAGTCCTCAAACAACACACCCTTGCGGAACGGGTCCTTTTCATTTTTGGCAGAACTGTACGCATTCAGCAACATCTTACTGTTTTCCGAAAACTCACCGTCCCGTTTTTCAAAATAACCGGCAACCGTCCGTTCCAATTCCGGCACCCATTCCGCCATCGATTTTTTCTCCGACACCGCCAACACGCTGCCAGAAGTCATCAGGTCCTGCATCGCCGTTAAAAACTCCGGCAGCCATGCCGACACGATAATAACCTTCGCCAGAGGATTGTTTTCCAAGATACGGCGGCATATTTCCAAGCCGTTGAACGGATAATCATCCATCCGCAGATCCACAATCGCCAGCGAGCAGAAGCGGTCGGCAACTGCCTGCATAATCTCATGTTCGCCGCTCAAAGGCTCGAACACATATCCATTCCCGCCCATACGCTCATTAAGCTGTTTTGCCAGCCCGTCGGCCTGAATCTTTTCATCATCGATAACAAAAATATGCTTATACATCGTCCAATCCTATAAAAGGCAGGGTAATCAGGAAACGCTTCGAATATTCCGCCCTGTCTGACGGCACACATTCAACCGTTCCCTTCAACAATTCACAAATATAACGTGCATGGTAAAGTCCGATGCCGCTACCTTCCGTAGTAGAGTATCCATAATCGAAGATTTTGTCGAGACAGATTTGCTCAACAGCTGCGCCCGTATCGTAAACCGAAAAGAAAAGCTCATGGTTTTCCTGATCGATGTCAACCGCAAACAACACCTCGCGCCGCTCGAAATCCCGCAAATGGCGGCAGGCATTAATAATCAGATTACTGAATACCTGAAGCAACGAATGAAAAGGATATTTAGTCCGCAAATCGATGTCTTCCAGCAATTCCTTCGTGAACAAAACCCCGTTTTCCTCCAGCATCGAACGAGTCAAAGCCTCCGTCGCGCCAATCAGGCTGTTGACCTTGAAAATCCCGTCCCGCCCGTGCGGCACAAGCTGCGCAAAATTGCCCATTACCTCCCGAATCATGTCCAACTGTACCCGCAGACTTTCCAAATGCCCCTCAGTAATCTCGTCCGCCCTATAGCTTGTCAAGATGACATCCATGTTTTGAATACAGTTTTTCATATCATGGCCGAGGAAATTAGACAGCGCGGCAATATGCAGATTATGAGATTCCTCTGTTGCCGCCATATTCCGTTGCAGTGTCTCGATGAGAAGCGTATTGCTGTTTACCGTTTTCTGTAAAGCATCCAATTCTTTTATGATTGCCCGCCGCCCGTTGCTCATCTTTTTTACGGGTTTACGGTATTGAGGCAGCGGAAACAAGCCTTTTGAATCCGTCATCACGCTTTCTCCCTAAAAACATCAAACAACCTTTCCAGCTTTTCCAACTGGTTCGTTTCCTCATCTGTAACCTTTCTGTCTGCTTTTGCGACATTGCGCGCATATTCCAGCACCGAATCACGCCAATCGGGGAAACGCTGATTAATAGCACGGATAGCAAAAGAAAAATCCATAGAATCCGGCACGGGCCAAGACTTCATAACGCCAAGCGAATAAGCGAGGAAATCATCGCCCATTTCCGATTTGTCCGTCAGCCATTGCGCGATATACCGCTGTTCAGACGGCGCATATCTCCCGTCGCAGTACGCGATATAAACCAACACATCCACAATCGGCTTCATCTCCCGAATAAAAAAATCCATCTGCCGTTCGGGAGCCTCTTCATACCGTTCCTGCAAACGCCGTCTGAAAAGCGAAGGTTCGACAACTTCGCCGGTTTCCAAATCCACCAGTCCCATAATCGACTGATATTTAAACGTCCTGACCATTTTCCGCTCATGGCAAAACGCCTGCACATAACCGTCTGAAAGATTGGCAACAAACTTGCGGACATCGATAACCCGTCTGCTTCCGATTCCTTCAGCATTGACATATTCAATTTCAAAACTACCGCCGACAGGCAGCAGTACAGGTTTATCTTTCATCGTAAAGCCATTCTTTTTTAACCATGTTATGAAGAGATAATTCAGACGGTGTCAGTTTCTGTTTGCCCGCGTCGTTCCGCCCGTAGACTAATATCGCGCCCGAACAAGCTGCCCAATGGAGGCGGCGTTCAAAATCAAGGTTTCGGGCAGCAGCGAGTGCGGCTTTAAAATCTTTCCGAATCAGACCGCCTAAAAATTCCTGCCCGAATTTGAGCAACAATTTTTCAGGTTTGTCTGCGGCGGTTTGGAATTCGCCTTTATTTTTGTCTGATTCAGCCCCTGCTTCCGCCTCTTCGTCATCTGTTACTGACAAATCAACCCCGTTCAGAGCGAGCGCTGATTTAATAATTTGGTTGTATCTCAAATTCCGCGTCCGCGTTACCGGTTCAATATCGACCAGTGCTAGCAGTGCCAGCACAGCATCGATATTCTCTTGCACGGTCTGCTTCAATTGAATTTGCCGTGAGTGCAGTTCTTGCAAGTCCAATTTCACACCGTCTTGCCTGTCAGCCTGTTGACCACTTTGTTTTCCCATATTGCACTTCCCTAATAAACAAAATCACTAAATATCCAAAAAAACCAACGGCCGCACCTTCCAAAACTTACCGTGAATTGAGCCGATTCACAAAATTCAAATCAAAATCCCGACAAATGCCATGCGCCGCGGACTTTGCCGCAGATGGTTAATTTTTCCAGTCCATCGCCTTCGATGGTTTCCGTTCTGTATAACGGGTTGTCGCTGATGACCAGCAGGCCGCCGCCAACGGAGGCTTGCAGGCGTTTGGCTTTTAGGCCGTCTGCGAAGGACAGGAGGTAAATGCCCTCTCCTTCGAATGAGTGGACGGAGGTATCGACGAAGAGTACGTCGCCGTCCTCGATGGTGCCTTGCATGGAATCGCCGCGTGCCGTGATGACTTGGATACGGGATAGGTTGCCGCCGAGTTTTTCGCGCGCCCATGCTTTATCGACATGGACGAAATCGACCACCTCCACTGCTTCGTTGTTGATGTAGCCGTCTCCAAGCGCGGCAACCACGTCCAACCGCTCAAAACGTATGCGGTCGTCAGCGAGGCTGTCTGAATCTTCAGACAGTACTTTTGTTTGGGAGACTTCCTGATAAGGCAAAGGGAATCCTGAAATTTTAGATATTTTTACCATCGTTTCAAAAGTTGGCTTGTTTCGTCCTTTTTCTATTGCATTAACGCTGGCTTTAGTTGAGAAGCCAAGCTCAAGTGCAAAGTCCTCTTGAGTCATCCCAGCTGCTTTTCTTGCCTCAGTAGCCCATTTTGCCAAATCGTAAGTCATAAAATTCTCCATGTTTTCAGCATTGTAAATTTTAAATAGACAAAAAACGGCTACTAAAAGTTTACTTTTCAGGTTATTTAAAATATACTTTCTCAAAATTAAGGAGATGTTATGAATTACCTAGAAAAAGCAATCAAAGCTGCTGGCGGTCAAGCAGCATTAGCCGAAAAACTTGGAAAAAAACGTTCCACTGTAAATAGTTGGGTAAAGGGTCGCAATAAAATGCCAGCTGAAATTGCAGTTGAAATTGAGAAGCTTGGGTATGGAGTTCGGCGGGAAGATTTAAGACCAGACGTATTTTTATAATTTACTTTTGAAAGACTGAATAATTTCAGACGGCATCAACCCCAACCAAGGAGTAGAAAAATGAAACATGTTGCAAATGTTATGAGAATGAATGATTGGAATACAAATCAGGAAAGCACGGTAGGGCGAATCTTTGTCAAAGGGCGCGGGAAAACCAAAAAGCACCTGATTGTATGGCTGAACGGTAACGAAGAAGTGTTTGGCGGTAACTATTACGACGCATGCGCTTCCGGACTGAGTGCCCATCCGTGGAATTTCATCCGCCCCGTCTAATATTTAACCTGAACGGTGTAACGGAGTGATGACAAAGCGGAAAGACGCTTGACCCGCCGGACAGTCGGCATCAACCCAAAAAGGAAACGTCATGTGTCAAAACTGTATTCACAAAATCGAAGGCAGACTGTCTCTCAAACAACACGTCCACGCCGAACCCTGCCCCAAAACAAGCGCGCCGGAAGAACTAGCCACTGCCGCCGTCGAGGTCAAATTTTTCGGCGAAGAGCTTGACCTGATGGAATCGGCGGCCTGCGCGGCGAATAAGTCATTGAGCGAATTTGCCGCCGAAGCTGCCTTGGAAGATGCGGAAATGTATCTGCGTGCCTTTGAAGACGCATCGGCAGACCTGAAACGGAGAAATGAAAATGGCGCAGCGCAACATCAGTAAGGCGGAACACGGAAATATGCGGGTACAGATTACCTGCCCTTGCTGCGGCAGCCGCTGCAAGGTAACGGCGAGTCGGAAGATGACAGACCGCGTCCGTTATAGCTCGGTGCAGTGCTTGAATACTTCGTGCGGCTGGTCGGGCGTGGCGGCGACGGAAGTTATCAAAACCATCTCTCCGCCCAGCCCGCTGCATCAAAACCCCGCCTTAGTGCCGCCGCAGATGACGGCGGATGAAATTCGGGAACAACACGGCGAAAGCAGTCAGAAAAATTTGTTGTAAAGGGAAAGAAAAATGAACGGCGAAATCGTCCCGAAATGGGGATTATCAGGGCGGCAGTCGCGTCTTTTCAAGACTAAAGCCCATGCCGATGCAATCCGAAATATCGGCGAAACGTTGGCAAGCAGTAAAACCAAAAACGCAAAAATCATGAACGGCTTGGAGCGCGACGCGCTCTTGGAACGAAATACAGGCCGTCAGCCGTTGGCGGCTTACAACGATGCGGAAGTTGTCAGAAGTTGGCTGGTTACGCCGGAGCAAAGCAAAGCTCTGGCAGATAGTCAGAAGTTGATAAAGGAAATCGCCCGACTGGGCAATATGCTGAATCAGCAAAACGTAGTGTACAGCTTGGGTTTGCCGGTTCTCCAGCTTTCCGAAGCCGCCCGACAGCTTGAAGCCATCGACGAAAAAATAGCCCGAGCTGCATACGCCGGCAGAAAAATGAAAGTAAACCCTGTTTCAGACGACCTTAAGGCTGCCTGAACCCGACCCGACAAGGAAACATCATGAAAATCAAAATCCGCTACATCATCCTCGCCCTGATGCTCGCCGCCTCGTCTTTTATGCTCGGTTCGACACATGGAAACATACCGAATCCGCCGCAAACGCTGCCTGAAACGGAAGCTGTCCGCGCTTATGAATCGCCTACCTTCGACCACATGGGCGGCGACGCTGAAATTCCGCAGGAGGTAGGGCAATGAGCATCATCGCAGTCATCGGCATTGTTTTTGCCGCCGCGCTCGCTGCTTGGCTCTATGTGGACTACAAAATCGAGCAGAAAAAGCTGGACGCGGAAATCGAAGAAAGAATCCAAGATTATTTTAATTATTGAGACATAGGGCGGGCTGAAGCCCGCCACTTACTAGGCAGGACAAATCATGGGCATATCAATTCAAACAGCAAATGCAAAGGCGGCGCAGCAAGACTACGCCGCCCAAGCCTTTTTGCTGCTTCCGCCCGTGTTGCGCGAAGGCTTTGAAAGCCTGAAACCTGCCGAGGCGTCAAAAGCGCGTTCGTTCTTTAACGATTTAATCGTCCGTCAGTTGGACAGCGGCATTCAGCCAGCCGCCGCGCGTGTTCGCGCCGAAGACGGTCTGAAAACCCTGCTCGACAATCTGACCGTTTTGCCGCCCGCCGTCCGTTCGGCAGGTTTAGATGCTTCGGACGACGACATCCGCGGTCTTGCCGATAGCGCAGCCAAGGACATCTATTTTAAAAAACGTATCGGCTGGAGCCTCACCGGTCTGATCCACTATGCCGCCGCCGAATACGGCATCGATACCCAAAAAGTATTCAAGGACAAAATCCCCGAAGCCATCGAAGCCCGCCTGCAAGCCCCTAAATTCTGGCGTCGCCAGCTTCGCCGCATTTTCGCGCGCGCTGCCGAACGCTACCGCCGCGAGGCTGGCTTTGTATCCCGTAAAACGGGGCTTTATGCCTCTGATGAAGCGGTTTTCCGCCGCTTGTCTCAAAAGCGTCGCAATCTTGCCATGTTGCAAACCATGATTGCCATCAATGAGCTGGGGCAAGAATTCACGCTCGAGGCCTTGTCTGAAGTCTCTGTATCTAATCCCGCCCTGCGTCGCGCCGAATTGATGGTGCGTATTCGCGGCTTCGAGGAAATCGCCCGTCTGAAAAACCACGTCGGCGAATTTTTTACGATTACCTGCCCTTCCCGCATGCACCGTATGCACCACTTTGGCAAGCCAAACGAGAAATTCAGCGGCGAAACGCCGACGCAGGCGCAGGAATACTTAAATAAAGTATGGGCGCGTGTCTGTGCGGAATTAGGCCGTCTGAAAATCAAAATCTACGGTTTCCGCGTTGCCGAGCCGCATCATGACGGTACGCCGCACTGGCACGGCCTTGTCTTCATGGAAGAGCAACACCGCCTTACCTTCCGCCGCGTCGTGGCAAAACACGCTTGCCGAGAAAACCGCGAAGAGCTGGGTTTGAAATACTTGGCGACTGCGAAAGAAGCGGACGCGGAAGCCCGCCGAATCCAAGCAAAAATCCGTGCAAAACAAGGCAGCGCGCCTACGCTCGCCGCCATTCGCGCCGGTCTGAAAACCGAGGCGAAATTCTGGGAATCCAAATATTTTAAATTTTGGAAGCAAAGCCCCGCCTCTGCCCGCGTTGACTTTGAAGCCATCAACTGGGCGCGCGGCTCGGCTGCCGGTTATATCGCCAAATATATCGCCAAAAACATCGACGGCAAAAGTCAAAGCGGCGAAGGCTTGGGCGTTGACTATGAGTCTGACGCGCTGTTGAGCATGGCAGAAACCGCCGTCCGCGTGGACGCATGGGTAAGTCATCACGGTATCCGCCAGTTCCAGCAAATCGGCGGCTGCCCCGTTACCATTTGGCGCGAGCTGCGCCGAATCAACCCAGACGCTTCAGACGACCTTTTAATGCTTGCCCAACAGGCTGCCGACATGGGCGACTGGATGCGTTTTACCGTCCTTTTGGGTGGCGAGTCCGTATCGCGCAAAAACGTCCGTCTCGGACTGTACCGCGAAGAGGCGAAAGAGCCGAACTGCTACGGTGAAATCCCTGCCGACCGCATCATGGGCGTTTACGAAAAAGCCACCGGGCGCGTCGAAATTTCGCGCATCCATTCGTGGGTTTTGAAAAAAAACGGCGGCACTGCCGCCGCTTGGACTTGTGTCAATAACTCTACGAAAATGAAATTCGACCCCGAATCTGCGCAAAATTTAATCAATCGCCCAGCAGCTGCAACCCTGGCCGACCTAGAAAAAACCGAGCCTGTAGAATGGCTTATTTGGAAACACGGATTTTCGGTGCAAACCGCCGTTGATTTAGTTCAGACAGGTTTAAGTCCTGAATTGGCGAAAGAATATAAAAAAGACATGCTCGATTTAGACAATATCGAAGAGCTGAGATACATGAGCCGTGAAACCCGCGAAAAAATCGAAAAAGCGGCGAAAGATAATGCCTTCCATAGCGAATCAGCCAGCAAAAAACAAAGAAACTACCGCGAATACATCCGCAGTATTGAAAAACTACGCCGTCCGCTCGTCAGCGGACTGACTCCGCAAGAACCTATTTTTGACTTCGCCGCCATCAAGGCCGCAAACGAAGCCAATATCCGCGCCAAAACCGTCCGCTACACCAAGCCGCAGTACGACACCGTTGAAAGCGCCATCGAATCTGCCCGCGCCGCCATTAAAGCGTCGCAGGCGATGAATGACAAATTGATTAACCGAAA